CCGATTTTCGCCTGATCGCCGAGGCGCAATATTGGCTAAAAGGGCGGGATGAAGAACAGCGCCACGCCGTAAGCTGTCTTGAGGTCGGCTGCGGGACGGCAAGGAATACCGAGTATCTATCCGCTCAAGGGTTTTCTACTTGCGGCTTCGATAGCTCACCCACGGCCATCTCTAGGGCGCTATATAGGCTCACAGCGAAGTCGATCCATAACTTCCCGCGCCTGATCGTGGCGGATTGCACAAAGCCGTGGCCGTATACGCCCCGGTCGTTTCATCTCGTGGTCGATATTCGCTCATTGGAAAACCTGACCGAAGAAGAACTGACTTATGCCTGGGCGCAAGCGGCGCGTGTCTTATGCAGCGGCGGTCGGTTTCTAAGCGTCTGCGCATCTCCATTGCGGGACGATAAGCTGACAACCGCTGGTAAGGTATTGAAACTCAAGCAGGACCAGATCGAAGGGTTAATTGCTCGCAATGGCTTTAGCGCCGAAGTCGAACAGCACTCGGTTCAAGAGAACGGCAAGGTGGTCGAGGACTGGCTTATAATAGCGACGAAGAACTAGCCCATTGCACATATAAGCGGAATCGCGGTAATAGGCATTATTAGGTCGTCCTGTTTCCTTGCAGCCCCCAATGGGATGACCCTGTTTTGTAGACCTCCAAGCGCTCTGGCTCCCCGTCAGGGCGCTTGTTTTTTTTACGAAGCTGCTCTTTGTGTGACTTGTTCTAATGCTCTATTATCGGGACATGGGCATCATCGGTCAGAAGAAAACTGGCGGTCGTCAACGCGGCACGCTCAATAAATCAACGGCTGCCGCACGCGAGCGAGTAGAGAAAGAAGAACGTCAGTCCGGGCGCAGGCTAGCGGTCGAGCGCATGGCCGAGGCGATGGAGTTCTGGTTCGGGCTTGCGGCGCAGCATCAGCCGAATGGTCCCAATCCGGATCAAAGCAAGATGAAAGCGGCGCTACATGAGGGCACGACGATTGCGAATAATCTCGCGCCGTATCAATCGCCCAAGCTGCAAAACACTACGTTGCGAAGCGATGCGGACAAGAGTGCGCCGCCGATTCAAGTCAACGTCAAGTTTGTCTAATGGCGCATGATCTGGAATTGCCGAAAGCGTTCCGTGATCTAGTTAAGGTTCGAGCGCGCTATAAGGCAATGTTCTCCGGTCGCGGTGCAGCTAAGAGTACAAGCTTTGCTATTGCCGCCATCTTAAAGGCCACCAAAAAGCCCACCCGTATACTCTGTTGCCGCGAGGTACAGAAGACAATCCGCGAGTCGGTCAAACACATGCTCGACGAAGCAATTATGCGGGCAGGGTTGGATACGTTCTTCGTGTCTACGGCGAACACCATCACCGGAGTAAACGGCTCGCAGTTTATATTTGAGGGCTTGCAGACTGCGCGTGCAGTGTCGATGCAATCAATGGCAAATATCGACATCGTATGGGTAGAGGAAGCCAGCACCGTATCGCAAGTCAGTCTTAACACGCTAATCCCTACCATTCGTAAGAACGGCTCGGAGATTTGGTTCGCCTGGAATCCGCGTAGCCCGCGCGATCCGGTTGATGCGATGTTTCGGAAAGGGGATATTGCCGACGCCGGAGTGCCGTCGTCACTTAAACGGTATTATGACAAGTGGGCAATCGTTAAGGAATTGCAGATTGAGGATAACCCGTTCTTTCCCGAAGTTCTCAAAGTAGAAATGGAAAGGGATCAGGTTCGTGACCCAGAGAAGTATAAGCACGTCTGGCGAGGCCAGTACGCTCACCGCACCGACTCGGCAGTGTTTAGGAATTGGAAGATTGAGGCATTGGACGTGCCCAGCGGGACACGTCCATACTACGGCGCAGACTGGGGGTTCTCCGTTGATCCTACGGTCCTGGTGCGCTGCTACGTGTTCCCAGAAACGAGGGTGCTTTATATCGATGCTGAGGCAAGCGGCGTAGGCGTCGAGATAGACAAGACGCCAGCGCTATTTGATAGCATAGCGAATGGACCTGAAGATGAATTACACCCCCGCAAATGGCCTATCATGGCTGACAGCGCTCGGCCGGAAACTATCAGCTACATGTCAAATCACGGCTACCCGCAGATTGAACGAGCGCGCAAGGGATCAGGCTCTGTCGAGGAGGGCGTGGAGTTCATCAAATCATACGATGTCATTATCCACCCAAACTGTAAGCGTGTCGTGGACGAATTTACGTTTTACGCCTACGAGCGAGACAAGCTGACTGATGAAGTGCTGCCGTCGCTGCTCGACAAGGACAACCATACTATTGATGCTGTGCGCTATGCAGTCGAGTCGGTTCGGCGTACTGTCGTAGGCACAGGCGGATTCGGTGTAGTAGCCCAACCGCGAGAATACTTTGGCGACCCGCAATGGGGTGAGGTACAAAACCCGGCCTTGTCGCCTGTGCGTCCTGGTAATCAACCGGCTAAAAAAGAAAAAGGCGTCTTATGGTGATGACTCATGGCTGATCCGACGCAACCAGTAAATCCGTTCTCTCGACCGATCGATGAGCGCGCGGACATCACTACCAACATCATGTCAACGCCGGGTGCGGCCCCGGTATTCGACACCGGGAATATTCAGCGAGGGCTGACCTTCCGAGAAATTGGCGTCTCCGGCCTTCGCGTCTTTTCCGGTTGGGTGAAGGAAGAAACGCTTTTTGAGTTACAAGGTCGGCAGGGCGCGCAGAAATACCGCGAGATGGGCGACAACAGCCCGACTATTGGCGCGTTGCTTTACGCAATTCAAAGTACCATGCGCAAAGTGGAGTGGCGCGTCGAGCCAAGCGAGGAAGTCGGCACCGGCCAGGGACAGCAAGCGGCAGACTTTATTCAATCGTGCATGGACGACATGAGCCACACGTGGTCCGATTTGATTATCGAGAATCTATCGGCGCTACAGTACGGCTACGCTCCGCACGAGATTGTCTATAAGCGCAGGCTCGGAAAAACGCCGCCGCAATCTGCTGACGGCCAGCGGCAAGGCGCGAGCGATTACGATGATGGATTGATTGGCTGGCGGCGCATTCCGTTACGCGGGCAGGATACTATTCTGCAATGGTACTTCGATGGTGTCGGCACGATCACCGGCGTGCGTCAGTTGCCGTGGACCGGCATCATGCGCGACATGGCAATAGAGAAGATGCTGCTGTTTCGGCCGACTTCGCATAAGAACAATCCAGAAGGCCGCTCGATCCTACGTACTGCCTACGTTCCCTATTACTTTATCAAACGATTGCAGGAGCTAGAGGCTATCTTGGGCGAACGCATGGGCGGCTTTCCTGTCGTCAAGGTGCCGATGGCGATGATTGAAGCCGCCAACGCAGGCAATTCAAAAGCGATGGCGAGCATGGAATCGTTTCGCTCTCTCGCGCGTAACATGCGAGTGGACGAACAGATGGGTGCCGTGATGCCAAGCGATCCGTGGCAGGGCGCAAACGGCCCGACCAGTCTTCCGCAATTTTCACTTGAGCTACAGACGCCACAAGGCGGTCGCGGCACGGCGTTGAATTTCGAGGTCGCAATCGGTCGCTACAATATCGGCATGATGACATCTGTGCTTGCGGACTTCCTAAGCCTTGGGCACGAAGCGCGCGGCACGCAATCGCTGGCGGTCACTAAGGTCGATATGTTTTTTCAGGCAGTGGAGGGCTACCTGAATAATTTTGCCGAGGTCTATAACAAGTACGCCGTCGAGCGGTTGTGGCAGTTAAACGGCTTCGATCCGAAAACAAAGCCGAAGCTTGTCCCTGATCTAGCGCAGCGGGTAGACCTAGATGTGCTTTCGAATTATGTGCTGCGCATGTCGCAAGCCGGTATGCCGATGTTCCCGAACGAGGATCTGCAAACCTTCCTGCTAGACGCTGGCGGATTGCCCGATGTTAGCGATCCTCGCGCATTGCAGGCCGCTGGCTTGCTCGATGAGCAGTTGGATAATCAAGATGAGGCAGATCAGGCGCAGACGGAAAACATCAAGAATCCGCCACAGCCCGCGAAACCCGGAAGCCCGTCCGACCGATTAAATAAGATGCTACTCGCGAGCTTGGCGAAGCGTATCATCAGGCAGCAAGGCCCGCGATTCGGGATTAGCGCGAACAGGCACAATGGGAGCAAGCATCATGTGTGACTACAGTCTACAGAACGTTGCTTTTCGCTCAGCCAAGGTTGGCGACAAGCTTGTGGTGAAGAACTTCGGCACTGGAACAAAGGGCTTCGCGGGTGCGGGGCCAGATGATCCTGTCAACGTTGCCGTGTGCCTACTCCCCGGCACCGAGATTGCGTTTGATGCCGAGGTCACTACGGCACTGCCGTGGTACTACAAGGCGCTCGCAGGCATTATGACTACGTTTGCGAAGAACGAACATAAGGTCGCGATCTTCCGCCAGATCAATCTAGACGAGCCAATGCGGCACCACGATGCAATCGAAATGCCGGATGGTCATGTCGTTCTCTTGACTGGACTCGATGAAGGTCAGACGGCGACTGTGCTGCAAATGCCAGCCAAGCCCAAGAACGCAAAAGAGGCTTCGGAGCAGAAGCGGCTCGAAGTAGTCGCCTGAGGTGTCACAACTGGCCCCGACTAGCAGACCAACGTTATGCAAGGTCGGGGCCGATCTTCGCTGGCTTTTGGAAAAGAGCGGCATCGATGCAGAGAAAACGTTGGTTACTATCGGTGTGCCGACGAAGGCGGACAAGGACCGCCTTAGTATTGTTTTTGCCAATGAATTCGATGCGGCCACGATGAAGCGCGTCAACGGCTCAGAATATATTATCGAAGTGCTCGGATTGAATATCATCGTAGTCAGCACCCCGGAAATCGCCAAGCGAATACCAATCAAGCCAGCAGAGTCAGCATAAAATGCCTTGGAAGTGGTGGGGCGATCAGCTAAACGAGATTGTTGCCAATCAGCGTGTCATGATTGGCATGCTACAGAGACTTTCATCACAGGAGAGAAGCATGGCTGTTACCCTAGACGCACTTACGGCAGAGGTCACAAACAACACGAACGTAACGAACTCGGTTATCGCTCTGCTCGGCAATCTGACTGCGCTCATCAAGGCGATTCCGCCTTCGAGCGATCCGGTTACGCAGGCGGCGCTCGACGCGCTCACTGCCTCGCTTACGACTAATGACGCGGCAGTGGCCGCTGCGGTTACGGCGAATACGCCCGCTGCATGAAGTGGTTGTCGGTATTTATTGCTGCGATGTTGTTGTGCGCCCCGGTTCGGGCGCACGATAACTACCCGGCATGGTGCTGTAACGGCGACGGTGAGACGGGGGATTGCAAGAACGTCGCCTGCGACAGCATTACCGAGACTGATACGGGTTATGAGTGGGCCGGGATTCACTTTACACCAAAGCAGACGTTCCCATCGTTCGATAAGCAATGTCATGCCTGTGCGCAGAAGGGCGGCGCACCGATGTGTCTGTTTATCCTGCCATCTTCTTAGGGATCGAAAATGCGTCCTTGGTGGCTCTACGTAGCAATCATTTTTGCCTTGTGGTGGTTACTCCTTCTGCTCGGCTGCGGCGGCGGAAGTAGCAGCCCGCCAAACGTAGGGCAGTGGGTTAGCGACAGCGGCGTAAAAGTCGCTAATGGGAGCTTCGCGTTTCCAGGCCCCGGTAGTTACGCTGGCTATTTTTATACACAGCTTCCGAGTGTCCCCAAGATCGGTCAAACTCTCACGCTGAACTTTTCTGTTACGGCGAACAATCCGGTATGGGCGCAACTGCAAGCATCGGGCGGCAACAGTCAAACCGACATCAACCCGCCGACGATGCATCTATTCTTGTGGCGCAGCGGCGACACTCTGACGTGCGCGAACGAATATAATTGGTATCGGCAATTTGCTGCGCGAACGCCGCTCGTTGTCGGCAACAATCAGATAATAACCGTCAAGCTCGATCCGACGCTTTGGACTGGTTGCTACGGCGTAGGAAGCGCGGCTGCGTTCCAGGGCTTGCTGTCCAACCTGTTCGGTGCTGGCTTTACCTTCGGCGGGCAGTATTTCGCCGGTCACGGTATCTTTCTCTCAAGCGGCAGCGCTACGTTCAAGGTCAATAGCTTTACGGTGCAGTAAATGCTGACCGAGAAGCAATTAAAGGCTCGCCAAGCGTTGATCGATGCTATGGCTGCTGTCAGTATTCAAAACCCGCAGCAGATGGCAGATTTGGTTTTGGATGGTCTTGAGGATCGCGGGTACAAGATTATAAAAACGCAATGGGCGAAGAACTAAGCGCTGCTGGTTTTCCGCGAATATGGCGTAGCCCGCTCAATCCGTTCATCATCCAATACGTTATAGTTGATTGGCTATATCGCGAGGTCGAGCCGCAGGCAGAACAAAGGCTCCCGCAGCTTCAGACGCTACATGGATTCCGCAATAAAGAGGTCTACGATTGGATCAAGGTGACTGGTTACGAGCGCGAAAGTCGGCTATGTCTTGAGGTGTACGGAACGGCTGAGCTTCCTCAAAACGTCGCATGGAGATGAGATGGTAAAGCGCATCCGCCCCGCTCGACATTATCAGCGCGACGACGATCCAATCTTGCGGCTATCGCGTTCGGCCATGAAGGGCGTTGCGCGCGATCTACAGCACGCTTTCAACAATCTCAGCGATATGGTGCCGGTCGGCAAGGTAATCGATGCGCTCAAGCACGGCATCAATCCTGCCATGCTTATCAACTGGCATCACTACCGCGAGGTCTTGCGCGGGCCGTTCGATAGGCTCGGCAAGCTACGCGCTGCTGGTGGCGCGCTCGGCGCTCGCAAGATCAACGGGTTGTTTGCCGCCAAGCGGCGCAAGGTGCGGTTTAAGAAACGATTTCAAAGTAGCGTTGAATGGGGTGGGCTGGCGACGAAGAAGCAAGCAAACTATCGCACCCAGGAGCAGCAATGGAAGCCCGGACGTTTGGGGCGGCGCGCCGACTATCCGCGATGTGATACTTGCTCGATGTACGCCGAAACATTTGATGGCAGCGAAGGTCGCGGCGGTAACTGCACGGCGGTCGCTGGCAGAATAATGGCTGATGATGTTTGCGACTTCTTCGAGGACAGGGAGCCGACTGTTGCGAAGCTGCTCAAAATAACGAAGGCAACCGGCGATCAGTTCAACTTCGATGCGTTCGCGCCTGACATTGCGAAGGAGATACGCGATGAGCAGGATCGGCTGATCGCACAATTAGAGACTGACGCGCGCGATGCAATCGACACGATTATATCGGACGGCGTTAGCGAAGGCTTGGATATGGAGGAGGTCGCCGCCAGTGTGCGCGATATGATCGGCCTAACCGATACGCAGGCGCAGGCGGTATTGAATTATCAGAGCATGCTACAAGACCTCGACCCGAAAGCTCTACAGCGGCAGCTAAGGAACACCGAGTATGACGCCGTTTACCAAGACGCAATCGACGCGGGTAACGACCTGTCGGATGCTGCTGTCGAAAGCATGGTGTCAGATTACATTGAAAATTATTTGGACTATCGTGCTGCTACGATTGCTCAGACTGAGAGTACGCGTGCAGCAAATTTAGGATTGCATGACGCCTACAGCCAAGCGGTTGATCGTGGCGCAATTCCCGAAGACGCGCTGACGCGGCAATGGCAATTAGGCGATAGCCCCTGCCCGATCTGCGAGTCGATACCAGACAACAACCCGGATGGCGTCGGGATAGACGAACCGTTTGATAGTGACGACGGCCCGATTGACGACCCGCCTGTGCATCCTAATTGCGAGTGCAGCGTTGATTATGTTACAGACTTAACTATGGTTCCAGACGACAGTGAGAGTGAAAGTGAGTATGAGTATCAAACACAAACCTAAGAGGAGGTTGTAATGAAAGTAGAAGACAAGATTAGAACCCTTGCGATGATGTGGGGTGTTACGAGTCTTACCGATGAACAACGAGAACTTGGTGTAGCTCTTTTGACAGACGACATCTCGTCGCAAGAGATGATGGCGGAAGAAAGCGTCCGTCCCAAAAGCAGAAAGGGACGCATGGAGCCACGCATTGGGCTGGATGGCAACATTGATAGGTTCTTCGTTAACAATCCCGTTGGTGTTGATCCGGTTGAATGTCAACAGTCGGCAGTTGCTGCCGGGTATATAGATTCGACCGTTTCGGTGCCCGAAATACAAAGATTGTTTACTAAAAAGCCACACAAGTACACGAAACTGCCCGGGACGAATAAATATATTTTGAAACGGCTTTTGATTGCTAAGGGCAATGGCAATCACCCGGAAGGGCATCCCGATACCATCTAATTTGGTAGGGGAGTCTCCAAGTCGGGCAGCGAGAGGTTCGGCTTTCAGAAAGATCGCCTGCGGCCCCTACGGGCTATGCGTAGCCTCATAAAACCGTTCAAGGTGATCGGCTCTCGCAAAAATAGAGGAGGACTTTATGAAACAAGCCATCATCTTGGGTGGCGGCGCAAAGGCGCGCTGCTTTGATTTCCAGTTGGCGGAGGATGATGACGTTGAGATTTGGGGCATCAATTTTTCGGTGAAGGATTGGGTGCCGCGCTACGACCGTATGTTCAATGTTCATCGTTACACGCTACTCAAGAAATACGGCTACCCCTGCTGGCGCGATGCGGTCTGGGCGTTGGAGCATCCTAAAACTCGTATCGTCCTGGCCGACGACTGGCCGGATAAGCGCATGGCTCACGCCGAGATATTTCCACGCGCTCAATTGCAGGCGAAATATCCGCGTGGCGAATATCACTGCAATAGCTGCGATTGGCTGATTACTCTTGCTCTTTACGAGGGCTTCGGGGCGGTGCATCTGCACGGCTTCGCCCTTGAGCGCGAGGGCATGATGGAGCAGACGAGCGCCGCCAAGTGCGCGGAGTATTGGGTCGGGTACGCCGAGGGTTTAGGCATGAAGGTGCATGTCGGCGAGGACAGCGCCATGTTTGGCGTCTACCATCTGACAAAGACGAATCGGGTGTATGGCTATGATGACAGCCCTGCCTACGAAGATCGCACGTCGGAAGGTAAAGACCCGCCGTATCGCTATGACGACTATTGATTGGGAAAACCTAAAACACCCGATGACATGGATCGCGCTCGGCGGTACGCTGTTCTGGATCATGCTCATCGTACAGATCATCATAGGTGGCAGATGAGAATAGGGAGAAGGTCATGAACAAGGAAACCGAACTATTGCTGTTAATTGCTGCGCGGGCGCTGTATGGCGTTGGGGGGACGGCGTGGCCCGATAATTATGTTCAGCAAATCGAGGATAGAATTGCGTGGGTAAGGGCAAGGATCGAGGAACGTACCGAGGAAATACCGCACGACAGCGCTTCGCGTGGAAGGCGCTGGTCATAATCTGGGACGGGAGAGGGTAAAATGCCGATCAGGTTTATTGAAGCCGTCGAGCATGTGGGGGATAGGGCCGTCAGCGATGAGGCATTGGTAAAATATCTGCGCGAGCACGCACCCAATCTCGCTGATATGGTCGAGAGAGAATTAGGCAAAAACTTTAGCGTTGGCGATGTACATGTCGCATCCGCTGGCGGCGATGACGATAAGGACGAAAAGAAGAAAAAGAAAAAGCCCGAACCGCCCATCAGCGTTGCGTATGAGTTCGATCACCGAATGAAGGTGGACCGGGACCGGGAGGCGGCGGAAGTCGCGAAGCTCGGCCCGCTAGGGTCGCCGCGTATACTCGGCAGTGATGGCTTCGATCCGAACACCGCGACCTTCGATACCCACGGCAGTTCCAACGAAGCCTTTGATTGGTGGGTTCAACAGGTCAAGGCGGCGGAAGCCGATCAAGTCAACAAGCTCAAGCTGAAGCAGAAGACCTCGCTTGAAGCCACGCCGAACGAACTCAAGGCGCTTACCGAGGCGTTAAACAGTAACCCGTTATTGCGCAGCGCATTGCAGCAGGCGTTGGCGGCGTCGATTGGCAAGGCGGCTGATCGTACCATTACTGTTATCCGTCACGGCGCAACGCATCTAAACAACAAGGACACATCGGTTGATCGCGTTCGCGGTTGGACAAACGTTCCGCTTTCGCAGGAAGGGCGCGACGAAGCGCAAAAGCTGGCCGACAAGATGGCGAAAGAGCCGCCCGATCATTTGGTGACGTCCGACCTCAATCGCGCGCACGAAACGGCGAAAATGATCGCCAAGGCTACCGGCAAAAAGATTGATGATGTTAGCGAGGGCTTCCGGCCGTGGAACGTTGGCGAGTACGCAGGCAAGACCTCGAAGGAAGCGGTGCCGATCCTGTGCCGCTATGCAATAGAGAAGCCCGATGAGAAAATTCCAGGCGGCGAAAGCTTCAACGATTTTCGAGGCCGATTCTTCAAAGCACTTGCGGGCGCTGTTGCTAAGTTTTCTGGTCGCTTAGCGGTCGTTACCCATCACCGAGGCGAGCGATTGCTTAGTGCATGGCAAGCGGCGGGCTTCCCGGCAGACGGGACCATTGACGGGAAGGAGTTTTCCAAGAAGGGCGAGGGAACGGCCGGGTATGAGGA